ATTGACCCTGTGTACTACAACAAATGCGATGCCTGCGGTAGCACCGCCACAGCCGTTGTGGATGTGGAAAACAACGTCAGGAAGGGTTGGTACTGCCAACACTGCACACACTTTAGTAAAGCAATAGGCCGAGAAACTATTTGGAGAGCAAAAGAAAATGCCCGGTAACTTACAGATGGCGATGTTCGCTCAGAAGACAGATTGGCTGCCCCCAGAGCATCCTTTTCCAGAAGAAATTTTAAACGCCAAAGAAATAGCAATTGACGTTGAGACACGCGATCCACACATCAAGTCGAACGGCCCGGGCTGGGCCACAAAGAACGGCGAGGTGGTGGGCTATGCCATAGCGGTCCCTGGGTGGAAGGGTTACTTCCCTGTAGGTCACCTGGGTGGCGGCAACATGGACCAGCGCATCATCAATAAATATTTAAAAAAGGTGTTTGAGTCTCCGGCAGACAAGATCATGCACAACGCTCAATATGACCTGGGCTGGATACGTGCGATGGGTTTTGAGGTTAAAGGCCGTGTGATCGACACGATGATGACCGCTGCGCTTGTAGACGAGAACCGATTTTCCTACAGCCTGAACGCCCTGTGTTACGACTACCTGGGCAAGACCAAGTCTGAGAAGACCCTGACAGAAGCAGCACGCGAGTTTGGCGTGGACCCCAAGGGTGAGATGTGGAAGCTGCCCGCGATGTATGTGGGGCCTTACGCGGAGGTTGACGCTGAGATTACCCTAGAGCTTTGGTCACATCTCAAGACCCTATTGAACCGAGAAGACCTATGGCAAATCTGGGAATTGGAAACTAACTTGCTGCCGTGCCTCGTAGACATGACTTATCGAGGTATCCGAGTCGATACAGACCAGGCGGAGCGCACCAAGCAAGAACTTCTAAAACGTGAGAAGGCCGCCCGCAAACGGCTCAAGGAAATCAACGGCGCTGATGTGGAAATCTGGGCGGCCGCGTCTATCGCTAAGGCGTTTGATAAACAGAACATTAAATACGCAAGGACAGAAAAAGGCGCGCCAAGCTTCACTAAAGCGTTTCTCTCGGAACACCCCTCCGAACTGGCTAAGTTAATCATGGAAGCGCGTAACCTGAACAAAATACAGGGCACTTTCATAGATTCCATATTGAAGTTTGTGGGCAGGGATGGCCGTGTGCATGGGCATATCAACCAACTGCGATCAGACAGCGGGGGCACCGTTTCCGGCCGTCTATCCATGAGCAACCCAAACCTTCAACAAATCCCGGCCCGCGACCCGGAGCTAGGACCTATGATCCGTAGATTGTTTTTACCCGAAGAAGGCGAGCAGTGGGCTGCAATAGACTTCAGTCAGCAAGAGCCACGCATACTGACGCACTACGCGCACGCATTCTCGGAGTACAAGAACATGGACCTGCCGGGCGTCAAAGAGTTTGTCGACGCCTACAACGAAAACCCGAATATGGATTTTCACAGCATGGTTGCAGATATGGCCGAAATACCCCGCAAACAGGCGAAAGTCATAAATTTGGCAATGATGTACGGGATGGGCGTCAATAAGTTGTCGCAGCAGCTAGACATTACCCTTCCAGAGGCCAAGGAGCTTACCAAGCAGTACCACGACCGCGTCCCGTTCGTTCGAGGGTTGATGCAAGGGGTACAACGCTCCCTGGACGATAAACGCTCTAGCGGCTCCATACGCTCCCTGGGCGGCCGTAAGTGCCGGTTTGATTTATGGGAACCGGACGCTTTTGAAATGAATAAGGCTCTGCCCTACCAGGATGCAATAAACGAATATGGGCCCACGACCCGTCTTCGCAGGGCGTACACCTATAAATCACTTAACCGTTTAATCCAGGCGGCTGCCGCGGATATGACCAAACAGGCCATGGTGGACGTCTATAAGGCCGGTACGGTGCCTTTGCTCCAGGTGCATGATGAGTTGGCTTTCAGCGTAAAGTCCGTGGAACAGGCTCGTGAGCTGTCTGAAACTATGAAAAACGCCATACCGTTAGTGGTCCCGAACAAGTGCGATATTGAAATGGGCCCAAACTGGGGAGATTTTGAATCTGTCGATTAATCTTATATAATCGCAGATATTAGCCCTGGAGAAACCGATGGATACAAACAAGTGGAAAAGCGTCCTGCTTCCAAAAGACGTCTACGAGGAGATCGTAGTCATTGCTGACGTGGAAGGCCGCACCATTAGCGGTCAACTGCGCGTGGTGTTTGAAGCCTGGAAGAACGCAAACCTTTCGGATAGAGACCGACGCTACATTAAGGATCGTTTGATCGAACACCGAGAGAAGAATAAACCCGATCCAAAAGAAGAAGACACCATATTTTCGATCAAGGATTATAATGCTCACGATTGAACAAAAGTTTAAACAAGCCTTTGAAAAAGTAGAGCGACAAATCCAGGAAAAAGGCGCGGCTAACACCGACGACGTCAAGAAACTTCAGATGTGGCAAGCGTTACTAGGCGTGAAGCACGAGGCCAACCGACCAAACGAGGCAATTCCAGTTGGGAACAAAAGTAACAGTTGAGTTTACCGAAGAAGAGGCGGACAAAGTCTTTGAAGCTATCGATAAATTTAATGAGAGCGTAGCGGAACTAAAAGAGCTGGTAGACCTTGCCTACCGGCTCAATGATAAATTGGAAACTCAAGATCGCCATTAACCATTTCTACCTGTCCCAGGCACGCATAACACAAGATAGACTCTACTTGCGCCTCAGATTCAACCAAGAACTGGTAGATAATTGGCTCTAAGGAAAACATTTCCTTACATCTAGAACACTGGTACTCACTGTCGGGCTTCTTCATATGGCGTAGCTCGCTTTCCTCGATATACCCAGTCTCGCACCGTATCTATGGGTACGCCATATTTTTCCGCAATCCAGTCGACTTTGCGGTTCTCTACGTTTCTCGCTTGTCTAACCTCATCCACAAGTTCTTGTGGCCATTTAGCTGGTCTACCCGCCATATGTTGTGTCCCCCGAAAAAATGTAAATTTATACGATTTTCTTGGGTAAAACAAGTTGAATATGGGTATTTTATGTGTGTATACTGGCCCCCTAACCTAAACGGAGGCTTTAATGAAAAAAGAAACGGAAACAACAGACTTGGAATATAGTCATATGCATCACGCGCAACTTAACCGTGATTTACAAGAAGTTTTAGATTTTGCTAAAAGTATTCTTGATGATCACAATAACCTTAAAACACACGTAGAAAAGTTAGTTAACTACATTGATGTCGTGCGAAGGGGTTCAAACTAATGAAAATATCAGACGAAGAGTTAGAGCTGATTGCTGACTTGGCCTATAGCGCGTCAATGGACTGTGACTGCGCGATAGCCAATTTAGAAGACCATGAAACAGCGCGGGGGGTCTTACAGGCCCACAGCGAAAAATGTTTGGCGCTTGTGGAAATGATTAGCATTGAACGAACCAAAAGACTGGAGGCTCGAAAAAATGTCAAAACAAGAAAAGGTGTTTGATATAGTGGATTCTGTCGAAGACTCCATCATGTCCGTTTTTTATCAACAACATTGCGATATTCCTTTAAATTACCTGATGGTTGCTTGCGAACGGCTCGCGGCCCGCATGGCTTCTGACATAGGCGTCAATCCCTCCGATTACGTCAAATGTTCTGAGCAAATGATCCAACAAGTTCAACGAGAAAAGAAAGAAAATTCGGATGAAGCTTTTTCTGAGCATTAAAAAGAAGCGCAATCCCGTTGAGTGTTTACATTGTGGCGTAAGTTTTGTTCCTAAAAAACCTGATCACAAAGTATGTACCCATGATTGCCGTCAAGCGTGGCGAAAAAAGAAAAGGTACGAAGACCGAGTAACAAAAGCTTGCGATCACTGCGGAAAACTTTTTTTGGCAAAGAACGCAAACCACCGTTTTTGCTGCGCGTCATGCTCTAGCGTGAAAAATGTGACTCCGGCCGTGCTTAAAAAGTCAGTCTGCGCCGACATGGACGAATACAAACAGATGCAATTAAATAACAAAGGTTTCGACCTTTGGTTTAACGAAAACACCGGAGAAGACAAATGAAATGCCCCCCACTGACCACGGCACGAGGACCATACCCAGGTATGAGCAAAGGCCGTTATGCGTCCTACAAACGCGGCTGGGAGGGCGCCGACAAACGTTTGACACCCCTTAAACGCCGTCGTAAAGTGTCCTAGAACCGTGAGATCGGTTTTATATTATGTATTATTCCCTTGTTGTAATTTATGACCCCGGGCTTGTTCCGGGGTTTTTTTTGCCTATAATAATGTCCCATGTCATTCAGCGAAGATAATCTAGACACCGCCTGCACATACTCAGAAAACGCCTACGACCACAACATCGTCGGCGCTACCAAGGTAGAGTGCGCCCGGACGTCAACCACTGCGTTTGTCCACCGGACCCCGCACCTTGATATTGTGGTGTTCAGGGGCACACAACAGATGCGGGACTGGATGTACAACGTCCTGAGCTTTCCCCGACCGTACAATGGCAGACTATGCCACGCGGGCTTCGTCAGGGCGCACCGCTCAGTCTGGCCGGAAATCAGAAAACTCCTGGACCCGGCTAAGAAGCTGTTGATTTGTGGGCACAGCTTGGGCGGTGCCCTGGCGGAGATCTCTGCCTGGTCTTGCAAAGAGTTTAAAGACGTCCACCTGATTACAATGGGAAAGCCAAACGTGTTTTTCCGACCCGCCTACCAGGGCAAAATGCCCTGGATGAAGACGCAACTGTCCGTGGTCTGCGGCTCTGACGCCGTCCCCCGCGTCCCACGGTTCTTCTTCGGCCCCGATGGAGGGCAGACCCAACTCTACTTTGATAACTCCTCTGGGAAGGGTCACATCAACCCCAGCAAGAAGTTTAAGAAGGAGGACTGGCGCGCCTCAGACTCGGTATCGGATCATTTCATGGATTCTTACAGGAAGTGTGTCGAAGCCTTTGACAAAGCGGAGTTGCCAAAGGACCGCTTAAAAATCTAACGATTTCTAACGATTTCTAACGAAGGTTTCTATCTTTGGGGTTTTCGTAGTCATCGAACCGTCTGGGTTCTGGCGGGACAGGCTTATCCTTGGTCTTCTTTTTAGGCTTTTTCCTGTTTTCGTTAAGCTTGGCGAGGCTTTCGTCTACCTTTTTACTTTCCGCTTCGCGCTTCTTGCTAACTTTTGCTATGGCTTGTTCTCTCGTTGGAGGCTTTTTCTTTGCCGCCTTGCGACCTTTTGACAGGGACTCAATGCCTTTCTTGGCAAACTTCAACGACTTCGCCGCAGGCAGCAGCTCAAGTATGTCCATGAACAAATCCATCTGATCTGTGGGCGGCCCACCCTTCGCCAGACCAATTGCGCTGCGGACATAGTCCATGATGCCCTTTTC